CAGCTCGCGCACGCCGGGTACATCATGGAACGCGGCGAATACGCCACGGATGCTCTCGTTGCGCGCGGCGAGCTGGGCGATCGGATCGTCGGTAGCGACGATGGGAGCCGGAGTAGGGACCGGCGCAGGTGCTACGGCAACCGCAGGGGCCGGGGTGGGATTGTTGCCCTGCGAGGACGGCTGGTTGCCGGCCTGCGCGAGGATCAGGTTGCACTGGTGCTTCATGGTCGAGTCCTCGATGTGGGCGAACACCGCCCTCTGGTGAGCTCCGCTGAGCGCGGCGAAGGCAGACGCGGTGACTGTCGTCTGGATGTACTGGCGCAGCGATGCCGTGACATCGCTGCGCTCGGAAGTGGAGATGGCCTGGACGTAGGACAGCAGGGCCGCCGCAGCCGCCTCGTCGCTGGGCGCAGGCGAAACGTTGGCCTCGATGATCTCGTCGGCGAGACCCGCGGCGACCATCTGCTCCGCCGTGTACCAGTGGTCACGGCGGTCCCTCAACTGAGCTTCGATGTCCGCAGGCGTGGTTGCCCGGGCGGTGTAGCCGCTCAGCATCGAGGTGGTGATGGTGTCCAGCATCGCTGCGGCATCGCGCAGGTCGTCCGCATAGCCCCAGCGGCCGCTTTGCGGGCCGTGCAGCATCATGGTGGCGTTGCGATGAACCTTGCGGGTCGTGCCCACCTGTGCGATGAGGCTGGCGATCGACGCTGCCACACCATCGATGGTCACGCTTACGGTGGCTGGGTGGGCCGCGAGCGCATTGAAGATGGCCAAGCCATCACTGACGACACCGCCATCCGAGTTGATGCGCACGTTGATGGTGCCGGCCGTCACCTGCCCCAGCTGCTCGACGATACTGGCAGCGGTGATGCCGTCTGCCCAGAAGTAGTCGCCGATCGGCCCGTAGATCAGCAGGTCCACCTGCGTGGTGCTGACCGTATTGAGCGCAAGCACCGAACGGCCTCGCGCGTCGGGTGCGATCTGGTCGAGGCCGACGTTGTCGCGCGCGTAGATGGCGCCCAAGATGCAGGTGGCGAGCACACAGGTCTTCATGGCGTTTTTTCCTGTTCGATGGTTTCCGTCGGCAGACGTGGACCGGGCGCGCGGGCTTGCATCAGGCCAGCGGCGGAAACCTGCCGCGGATCCGTGTCAAGCACGATTCCCAGGTCCTCGGCCCAGCGCCGTTCGAGGGCAATCTGTTCGAGGGTGTCGTACATGCGGTCGCCGCGTTCGGCGATGACGCGAGACAAGGACTTCACGCCGCCACGCACAGCCATCGTGATGCCTTCCATCTCGTGAACCGGGTTGATCCACGGCATGGGCGGCGGCAGGTAGTCCGCGCCGATGGCGCTCGCCAAGGTGACGCCAGGCGGAAGCACGAGCTCGCCGGAAACGACCGCCATGGCGATGAGGCGCTCGTACACAGGGCGCACCATCTGGGAAACGAACTCGTAAGCGAGCACGCCGTAGGCACCGTACTGCTCGACCAGCTCCTGCCGCTGGGCGCTGTAGGTGCCGTTGTAGTTCTTCGACAGCGAGGAGAACGAAATGCGCATCGGCGCGGCAATCGCGCGCAGCTGCCCGTTTCGGTACGGCTCCAGGTTCGGGTTCGGCCGCTTGCTGTCGATCGACTGGACCGACTCACCCGGCCGGAGGTCGTCGAAGACCATGCCGGGCTGGAATCGCATCTTGCGCTTACCGGCGTTCGCGAATCCTTCCGTGTCGTACAGGGTCGGGTCACCCTTGATGATCACCGCCGCCATGCTGGCGGCGATCTTCGCGGCGATGCGCTCGGATTCCTCGTAGTCCTTCAGGTCCTCGATACGCGTGAAGGTCGACGCGAGGATGGACACGCCACGCACCTGGCCGATGCGATCGATGGTGCGCACGTGGCGGATCAGGTCCGCCGACACGCGCTTTGTCTCCGGACGGAACACGGCTGCGTCGCCCGGATGCTGCTTGTACACATGGAACGCGACCGCCCTGCCCCATGCATTGCGCTCCACGCCCTGGAGGATCCGCCGTGCGCTGTCGTCCAGGTCCAGGGGGACGAGATCTGGCTCCATCAGCTCAAGGGAGAACGGGACGGCGGAACCGTGCTCGAGAAACGGAACAAACCCGCGCAGCTCCTGCGCGAAGGCTTCCCCGTCACGAAGCCAGGTGCGCGCGAGCAGGCGCTGCACGCTCGCCCAGTCGTGCATCCAGGTGACTTCGGGCCGCTTCGCCCATGCCTGGTACAGCGGCATGATCTGGTCGACGACGGACTCGACGACGTTGCCGTCGGCATCGCGCGGCGTGGGCACAATGTTGATGCCGCTCGGCCCGATGATGTTCTGCACCAGCGTGGACAGGCCACCGCTGATAATGTCGTGGTTGCGATCGAGGTGACGCGCCTGGTTCCGCAGCGCGGTGCCGGTCAGGGAGACGATCGCATTGCCGCTGCCGGCTTCGCGCGCCTGCCCACGAAGGTGAGTCGCTTCGGCCGCTTCATAGGCCTGCCGATAGGCGACGGCCCGGATGCGGTGCTGCGCCCGCGACGCCGCCCAACCTGGCGCCCACTGCAAGAGTGCGCGGTCGAAAGCGGCCGCCATTCGGGACAGCTGTGGCATGCGCCTCGCGACAGGCGTGCTCAACGGCGGCACCCGCTGAAATCGGCGATGGCGACGCCCGCCGTTCCGCCAGCGGAGGTGACCTGCTCCGCGTTGGCGCGGCGCATCCACTTGTCGAGCTCCGCGCTGATCCAGTTCGCGTCAGCGCGTGTCAGCTGGCGCTCGCCCAGTCGCACCGCCTGACCAGACACGACCTTTCGGTAGGCGTCCTGCAACAGGGCAACTTGTTCGGTTGCGAAGCTCATGGGCGGCTAGGTTGCCGACCCGAGTGCGCACAATCTCGGGGAAACGTACGCACCCCGCGTGATCACACCTCGCTGTCGAGCAGCCGGTAGACGGTCTGGCGGCTGATGCGGTACTTGCGGCACAGCGCCCGCATGGACATGGTCTTGAAGTCGGCGCGGATCTCATCCACCGGGTACGTCACAGCCGACGGGATGTAGAGATCCTGGGATGGATACTCCTCAACGAGGTAGGCCACGACAGCGTCGACGATGGCCTTGATCTGGTCGGCGTCCGTCCGCAGACGGATGGCGGCGCCGATGGCGAGCTCGTCGGACAGCTGATCGATCCTGGCTTTGGCGCGGGCGGTGTTGCGACTCACAGGCGGCTGCTCCACCGGCCCGAGCCGAAGTCATCTTCCTCGCGCGGTGTTTCACGGGAATCCACGCGCTTCGGTTGAGGATCGGGCGCGCTCGGTGTTTCACGGGAATCCACCGCACGCTTGCCGATGCTGGCCAGCAGCTGTGCGGCGCGGGCCTCCCATTGGGCGCGCGTCCACTGCGGCAGGCGCACCTCTGGGTGCAGAGTGGCGGCGTAGGCGTACACCCACGTATCGAGCGGCTCATTCCGCGGGCTCCCGCGCTTCGGCACATAGCGGTTCTTGCGAGGATCGAACGTTTCGCTGGTCAGGCCGCCGAAGTACTCCAGCGAGAGCTGGTCGGAGAAGCGCATGCGGCGGTCGTCCAGCTCCCGGTCCTCGTCGGCACCGAGCCAGCCGTACATCATGTTCTTGATGGTGACCGTGCCCACCTGGTAGACCATCACGCCGCGCTTGTCGTAACGGCCGCGCCAGTTGATGTCCTGCAGCTTGCCCTTGCCGATGGCGGGCGCGTTGCTGGACTTGGCGCCGAAGATGGCCATGTGCCGACGGCCGCCGCGGCGATCGCGCACGTAGGCTTTCACGTCCTCGGTGCGGTGGCCCAGGATGTCCTGCGCGCTGGCGTCGACGCGCAGCGCCGCGCCATCTTCGCGGTCGATGGGTTCGTTGAGCAGTTCGGTCAGCGCGACCCACACATCGTCGCTGGCGGGATCGCCCGGCAGCTCCACGTAGTCGATGGTCCAGCAGCGCAGCCCGCCCTTCGGCGCCCTGCCCCAGCCGATGCGATGTACGGCCAGGCGGTTGTCCTGCGTGTCGACGCCGGCGGTCACGGCGACCACCCAGTGCGGCACCGGGCGCAGACCCCTCGCCTCCGCGCGCTCAGCGACCAGGTTCTGCTTGACCGCGCGCATGGCCGGGTCTTCCCAAGCCTCTGCCAGCCGGTCGTTGACGAAGGTCTTCAGTTTGGCCGGATCGCCCTGAGCGTCCAGCCACATGTGCACCAGGTCCAGCCAGCGTGGCCCGAGGCCCAGCGGGTAGTACAGGCAGTTGGCGCGGTAGCCGCGGATCTTGCGCTCCGGATGCGTGGGCACCCAGCCGATGCCCAGCTCGCCGGTTTGCTGGCGCGCGTGCGCCTGCGCGATCATCGCGGTCTTCTGGTACTCCTCGATCACCACGCCGCACTCGCGGCAGGCGTACCAGCAGCGCGCCGCCTCCGGTGTCCACTGCAAGCCACTCCACTCCAACGGCTGTTTCGCATCGCAGTCGGGGCACGCCACGTGGAACAGACGCTGGTCCGACTTCTCCCACAGCGCGGTCAGGCGGCAGGTGCCGACGGTATCCGGCGTGCCCACCTTGAGCCGCTTGTAGGTGCTGGGGAAGGCCGAGTTGCGGCCGTTGAGCATCTCATCGGGATCATCGCCGGTCTTGAGCGCCGCGGCGAAGCTGGAGAACTCGTCGACCAGCAATCGCTTGACGCTGGTCGACTTGAGGCGCGTGGGATTGCCCGCGTGCTCGATGTAGAGCTGGCCACCCTCGAAATCCTTGAAGGCTCGCCGGTTGCTGGATTCGCGACTGGCCAAGCTCGTGAGCACACGTTGTACCGCAGGGCAGCTATCGATCAGCGGATTGAGCTTCTGGTCGATCCACTTGTTCATCGACACTTCGCCGGGCAAGACAACCATGATCGGACCGGGGTCCTCGCACATGGCGTACATCAGGATGTTCGTCTCGATCTCCGACTTACCGAATTGGATGGGCAAGAGCGCGACGGCTTCATGCACAGGACTGCGCGCCGACATGCAGTCCATGATTTCGATCTGCAGCGGGTTGCGGTCGTTCCGCCATTGCCCCGCCATCTGACTTCCTTTGCCGGAGAGGATCCGGTTGCGTTCCGCGAACTCGCTTACGCGTGTCGGAATGCGAGGCGCGATCGCACGCGCTACGGCAGTGAAGATCACGGAGCGTGGGTTGGCGTTCATCGCGTCTCTTCCTTCGCGATGGCAGCGGCCTTGCGCGCGAACTCGCGCTCGATGTGTTCGATGGCGTCGCGCAGGATCACGCGAACGCGGTCCTCGTCCTGCTCAGCCGCCAGTTGCGGCGCCAGGATCGCCGGCAGGTTGTCCAGGTCGGCACGCATGGCGGTGACGGCATCGGCGATCGCGGAGCGCACCTCGTCGACCGGCAGAAGCTGACCCAGCTCGACCGCCTCGTCGCGCAGCAGTTTGCGTGCCCTCGCCTCTTCGGCCTGTGCCTGGGCGAGCGCGCGGCGCTTGGCCAAAGGGTCGTCCTGGGCAGGCGCCAGCGGCGCCTCCGCGTCATCCGGCTCGCTCGCCGTCGACGACGTTTCCAGGGCGACGGCAGCGCCACGTGCGGCCGCGTGGCGCGCCGCCACACCCGCCTTGGCCGGGTCGGCGGTCTCGGCCAGCAGCCTGCGGCTCTCTGCCAGCAGGTAGCGCTTGCCATCGGTCGTGCGCACTAGCCGCCCCTCTCCCTTGAGCTGGGTGATGTAGGAAGGGCCCACGCCCAGGATGTGGGCCAGCTGCTTGGCGGTGACCTCGTTCGCGCCGCTCATGCCCTGCTGCCTCCCTCTTCCCTTCCTTTCAGCGCAAGCAGGAGAGTCATCCGCGCGCGCGCGCGACCCCCTGTGCGGGGTGTGCAGGGAGGTGTGCAGGGTGACGAAATGACGAAACGCAGCGGTGACGCGGCGTGTGCAGGGTGTGCAGGGTGTGCAGGGGGGTATATACGCGTGAGCGCAGCACTGCGCGTTCTCCGAAGCGAGTGGCGCTCACGCACGCACGCGCCTATATAGGGCCTGCACACCCTGCACACTCTGCACAAGCCGTGCGCCGTATGGCTTTCGGTCGAGGCTCTACCCTGCACGCGTGGCTGCACACCCTGCACACCCCCGGTCATGCGGCCCCCTTATAGGCGTTGAGGTCCGCGCGGACCTGCACCGCCTGCTCGCCGAACCAGATGGGCTCGCTGCTGCCATCCTCCGGCGCCGTCAGTCCCAGCATCAGGAACGAATGGGGGCCGCGCTGCTCCTGGTTGACGTAGTAGCGCTTGCGGTTGCTCTTCGGTGGGGCCACTCCTCGCTTGCGCACTAGCGCATTGACGAACTTCGATGACGGCGCGGCGCGCGTGCCGGCGCGGTGGCACCAGACCTTGTAGACCTCGTACCAGTCCTCGGTCAGGCCGGGTCTTGGCTTGATGCTGTGGATCTCCTGCCCGTACAGCTCGTCGAAGAACCGCAGCGGCGTATCCAGTCCCAGGCTGATCAGCTCGTCGCGCGCCTCGGTGTGCGGCGGCAGCGTGCCGGGCCCGAAGTCGCCCAGGTCCAGTGACAGGAGGTGGTTGTGCAGCGCGGCCACGCCGCCGTCGGCCAGCTCCTGCAGCACGGCGCGGTAGAACTCGGCCGACAGCTTTTCCGGCGTCCAAATCACGGCGTGCCGGCGATCATCCTCCTCAAGCACGACCGGCATTGCCTCGTTCGAGAGGAACACGATGTTCACGTGATTCCGCTCGTCGTACGCCGCCATGTTCTTCGGGTTGATGCGGATCCACTCGCCCGTAATGAAGGCCTTGAGCTTGTTCTTGACGTGGTACAGATCCGAGCGCGCGATCACCTCGTCGGCGATCAGGAACAGCTTGCGGCTGGCCCAGTCGTTGAAGCGGTCCTCGATTGCGGACTGGTCGATGATCCGGCCGTACTGGCCATAGATCCCCATCAGCGCCTCGAAGAACATGTTCTTGCCAGTGCCCTGCGGACCATGTAGCACCAGAGTGGTTTTCATCTTGGCGCCTGGGTGCTGGACTGGATAGGCCACCCACTTCAGCACCCAGTGGTATAGCTCCGTCGCGTTGCGATCGGCGCTGCACATGTGCCACAGCAGCTGCAGCAGTTTTTCGCAGTTGCCTGGTCGGGGCGTGGTGGGCCAGCCAGCCCAGAGGTTGCAGGTGATGTTGGGGTCGTCGCCGGCCGGGTCGAAGCCGACTTCGCGCACGCGCACGATGCGGCGCCTGGGCGATTCCTGCCAGTCGCGGTGCACGTCTTTCCGCAGGCACATGTCGCGCATGTCCGACAGCGACATCAGGCAATGCTCCTGGCGGTCGAACACCGTGCCGCCCTGCCCGGCCACCAGCGAGAACCGCGACAGAAGTTCCTGACTCGATTCGACCGGGCGCAACGGCGCGTCCCCCGCGCCCCCGGTGGTGATGGAGACGCGCGGCGCCTGGGGCCGGCCCCACGCTAGATCCGTGAGGCGGGCTTCGACCTGCGTACGGACCACGTGCAAGCCTTCGGCTTGGTAGAGGTCGTTGAAGTCGTTGACCTTGTGGCCACGCTCGAGGAACTTGTCGCGGCGCGCAGCTTCGTCCTCGAACCTGGGCAGAAGCCAAGCGCCATTGTGCGCCAGCGCCGCGGCCGACGCGGCGGCCACGCCGGCGTTGGTGAGCCGATGCTCCTCGCCACACTCCGGGCAGGTGGCCGGGTGATCGTCCAGGATGAAGCGCGTGCCGCACTTCTTGTGCCGCGCCAGGATGTCGTCGTCGGCGCAGATCAGCAGCCGCGCGCGTGGGTACTGCTTGCGCAGCGCGGCGCAGACCCCGTCGATGTTGCCGGCGTCGAATACGACGGCGACGGGATAGGTGGTGGCCTCGTACAGGGTGGCGCCGGTGGCGTAACCCTCGGCCACCAGGATCAGCCAGTCGGGCGAGCCGATCAGGTGGAAGTGGCCCTTCTTCGCCAGGCCGGCCGGCCAGAATTCCTTCTCGGGCTTCTGCTGCTCGGCGGCTTCCTGCTTCGTGCGCAGCAGTTGCAGGCCGTGCATGCCGCCGCCGGCATCGAGCACCGGCACCACGGCCGCACCCTTCGGCGAGTAGCGCAGGCCGTGGCCACGCACGCCCTTGCGTTTCAGGTACTCGGCCTCGCCGTCGACGACCAGGCGCGACCACATTGTGCGGGCGTGGCGGGCGGCGGCTTCGTGCCGGCGGCGCTCTTCAGCCCGGGCGCGCTCGCGATCCTCGCGAAGACGCTTCGTCAGGGCGGCGCGCTGCTCATCGGTGAACTCGCGATCGCGCTTCCGCAGCTCCACCTTCTGCGCGCCGTTGTCGTTCGCGTGCCAGATGCCGTACGTACCGACGATCAGCACGTCGCCGCCCGGCGGTGCGAATTCGTGGAGCGTGTACCAGCCACGCTTCTCGCGACCGCCGCCTTCGGTGCGCACGCGGATCATGCGCCCGCTGGTATCCAGGTGGTCGATCAGCAGGCCGAAGCCGCGCAGTTGCTCGAGGACGTCGTCGTAGTTGACTGCCATTTCAGTAACCGACGACCCCGCTAACTACCCCGATATCGCGCGTCCGATAACCCGCGTGGGCACCCTCCAGGGAGGACCCATGCCCGGACCCGTTCAGGTTCGACCGCGCGTCAAGGGTTACTGAATTGCCGTGCGTCGACGCGCGCATTCCGCTCTCACGCCGAGGGGGCCGGGGAATCGACGGGCAATGCAACGTCACTCACCACCCCGCAGCGGCAGCGCCCGCTGCACCGATCGACGCGCGTCGTCCTCCATCGCAATGCGGTCGTACTCGGCGATGGCTTGCTCGTGGGTCAGTGCATGGGCGTCGTCATACAGCGCCGCCATCGCAGCCAGCAGTCCAGGCGCACAGCGGCGTGCATTCGGCAAGCCCGGCAGAAGCGGGCGGTAGTGACTCCCCCTGTCCATGCGTCTATGCCCCCGGAAGGATGTTCTGCACCTGTCGCCGCACGCTCAGCACGGCGCTGATCAGGTCGTCGGATTCGTTGAGGATGCGGCGCGCGAACTGCGCGTCGGCTTCACTGATACGGCCATCTGCGAGCGCGGGGCCAAGGGCCTCGACGAACTGCCCGAACTCCAACAGCAGCCGCGCAAGCCCCACCGCCTCCCCCGCCTCGTCGGTCTGAAGTTGATGCACGACCAACAGGCCACGTCGCCGCGACAGGTCCCGTTCGCACTCACCGCGATAGGGCTCCGGCAATGCCATCACCCACGCGTCTTCCAGGTCTGCCGGCAGCGCTTTGACCGTGCCATCGAGATAGCGGCGCAGGATCTGCGCGTTGTGCTTCATGTCGGCGGACGGGTCATCGCCAAGGCGGAATGGCACGCCGCGCACGTCCGGCGCCACGCTGCTCAGATAGCTGTCAGCCAACGCCATGGCGAAGGACTGATAGTTGGTCGCGGTCTGGTCGAGCATGCGACGCGTATGTCCGTAGACAACGGACTGGCGCGGGGGCAGGAACTGACGCGCGGGCTTCATGCGCTACCCCCAGCAGGCACAGCAGACTTCGCGCCATGCCCAACATCCTTCCCTTCCCCACGCGCTTCGTGTTTACCGCGTTGCGCGCATTCCACACGCGCACCGGACCCGGCGCCGTCATCGCAGTCCTGTTCGGCCCAGCGCACGGCCTCCCACACAAACGTACCGGCCAAGGCCAGCAGGGTCAGGGCAAGGGCCAACCACAGGAACATCGCCGTGGACGAGACTGAATCCCGCCGCCGGTCTTCCGGCCACTCACCGCGTAGGCGCTGGGCGTCGCTGGTGCTCAGGACCATGGAGAGAATTTCGGATTGCGAGAGATTGCGACGGGCACGCGGCATGTCAGCGGGCCTCCCGTTCGGCGGTCTGCCCCAGCGGAAATTTGTCTGCCATGTGGAGGTGCAGCCACGTCCGCCTTGGCTCAGGCAGTGGGTCGTCCTCGCCCCACTGCGCCACCGCTGCCCGGGACACGTTGAACATCCTGGCCAGGGCAGCGTCGCTCTCCAGGCCCAGGCGTTCGCGAACGAATTTCTTTGTCAGCTGGCTCATGGGACGTGGAGGCTAAGTCGTCTTAGCTTCAACGTCAAGCCCGCTTGGCACGGCAGTCGCTAAGCTGGCTTTACTATGACGAAGCCCACCATAGGAAGCCGCCTGAGGTCCGCCATGGAGCGGAAGGGTCTCATTCAGGCCGAACTGGCCCGCAGGGCGGGAACTTCCCCCGAGACGGTCGGGAACTACATGCACGACCGCGTTCTGCCGGATCACGTCAAGGCAGCGCAGTTGTTCGCGATCGCTAACGCCGTGGACCTAAGCGGTCATCAGTTGCTTACCGGCCAGCCCGAACCATGGACTGCGGACGCCAGGTCGATCGCCGAGCCGCAGGCGTCATATCAATCTCAACCGGTGCAACTCGAAGAATGGACAGTCGCTTTCCAGCTGGTAGCGGAAGTCCTTGACGAGCGAGGACTGCAGTTGCCACCCGCAAAACGAGCAGAAGTCACGCTTCTCGCACACGATCTGCTCATCGAGGGAATGCAACGGGCGAAGGTGCTGCGCTTCGTCCAAGCAGCGGCGGCGTAAGCGCCACCAAAGGGGAAGTCCATGTCGCGTGAGAAGGTCAGTCGCCTTCGGCAACTGCTGAGCGAAGCCGTGCCTCAAACCACCGTGGCGCCTTCTGTTGAAGAGACGGATGCTTGGCGCCGCTACCAGGCGTTCGCGGAGAACGACCCGCTCCCCGATCACGACACCTCTCCGCGCGCTCGACGAGTTCGCAATGTCAATCGCATTGCGATCTGGTACGGCTGGACGCGGGAAATCCAGCGATTCCTGGACAACCACGACGCGGCCAGCATCTCCTCGCTCGACGACGAGCTGGTCGAGCGTTTGCACGACCACTTTGTCACTTTGGAGCAGTGCGTCCAGGAGGGATGCGACCCGCCGGATACGCCCGCCGCGCGCTAACTGCGGGCAAATGCTAAGCCCTCTTGACATGTAACGCTAAGGCGTCTTATCGTCCGTCCCGCCAGCCCACCAGCTGGCGGGCGACCGGCGGGTCGCCACCCTGCCGGACCCCCTTCCGGCCGCTGAAAGGCCGCACCCCTCGGCCCCAGCACTGACCCGCCGGCGCCCTCCCTTCATCCGGAGAGCGCCATGTCCAATGCCGAAGCCCGCTTCACCTACCCCACCGGCGACGCCGCCACCAGCCTGACCGTCGTCGACACGACCACCGGCCTGGAGTGGCTGCGCACGCCGCTGGCCGGCCGCTATGAACACCAGCAGGCCATCGACGCCTGCGCCGCAGTCGAGCACGACGGCGGTGGCTTCCGCCTGCCTACCAGCGCCGAGCTGCTGACGCTGGTCGACATCACCAAGTTCGACCCGGCCATCGACACCCACACCTTCCCCGACATCAAGGGCGGCTGGTTCTGGACCAGCGACCTGTGCGCCTGGTCCTCGGCGTCCGCGTGGTACGTCGACTTCAACTACGGCTACGTCAACTACGGCCGCCGCGACTACCACGGGTTCGCGTTGGCCGTGCGCCGCGTCGGTCAGTAATCGGCCTCTTTGCCTACCTGACCGGAGACGCTGCCATGTTCGACGCCCATACGCCGTCCGACGACCAGCAAACCGACACGCTGGTCCCGCTTCCGCACGCCGCTGCGCGCTGCCTGCGCAGCTGCAGCAACCACGACCACGCACACGCCGAACAGCTGCGCGCGGGCCACAACCGCCGGCACGTGCCGCGCCTGCACGTCCGCAGCGAGCGCGAAGAAGTCCGCGCTCGCGAACTGGCCAGGGAGGCACGCTGATGGCTGCCTTCGCGATCGACCTGGAAGCCGTGCGCCGCGCCCACAGCGAGCTGGACCGCGCTGGCCTGCCCAACCTGCGCCGCGACGCCACGCGCCTGGTGATCTCCGAGAACCAGCACGGCCGCACAGGCAACTACGTGGCCAGCCACATCCGACTGCTGCGCAGGCAGGCCGAGCGGGCACAAGGCGGTGCGGCATGAGGACCGACTATCGAAACCACCAGCCGAGCGCTCATAGCAGTGCCCATCGGACTGCGCAGATGGCCTTTCGGATCTCAGCCGCGTTCCCCAGTGCCATCCCGTCCGTCGCGCAGCTGCGTGACCACTTTGGCATGTCGCGCGCGACCGCTTACCGCTGGATCGCGGCCATGAAGGAATCGCGTGGGGTGGCCAAGTGATGACGCGCGTCGATATCGCAGCGGTCCTGGAGCGTGCCGGCGCTGATGCGGCCGCGCCGGAAGGTTCGCAGGCATGGGCGCTGGCGAGTGCCGCAAAAGCGGTGGCCGATCTCGTCGCAGCCGCCAGGCGGTTGGAGGAACGCGGGTTCTTCGTGGCTTCCTCATGCACCGACATGGCCACGAACGCCGACATGGCCTGCATGCGCCAAGCGCTGGGAGGCATCCAGTGAGCGCGCCGACACTGCTCTGCATGCTGCTGGTGATCGGCCTGCTGATCGCCGAAGCCTGCCTCACACGGCGGCCGCGCGCATGAACGAAGCCCCCGCCTTCGACCGCCGCCGCGACGTGCCCAACGCCGCCCTGCCGCCCTTCCTGCATCTGCAGGACCACAGCGCCTGCGACCACCACCCGTGCTCGGCCTGCATCGGCGTGCGCATCGTCAAAGGCAACCGCGACATCGAGCCCAGCAGCTGGTGGGCCCTCGCACCCAGGAGTCACGCATGACCACCGTCATCCTTGCCGCGACCGTCGTCGCGCTGCACCTCCTGCTCGTCGTATTGGTGACCCGCCGCCACGATCGCGAGCTGACCGACGCCGAGGCCCGCGCCGACGACCACAGCATCACCCTGCAGCAGCGCGCCGACGCCGTAGCCATCGCCCACCAGGCATCGCTCGACAACCTCAAGCGCTTGCGCCTGGTGCGCGACGAAGACCGCAAGCGCCTGTGGCTGAGCGTGCGCGACGCCTGCGACGCCGAGATTCAGGATGTGCACGCCGCCCTGCAGGCAGGTGTCGCATGAAGCGCACGCCGTTCCTGGGCGCACTGGAGAGCATCCAGCACACCACGCCCGACTTCACCCCGCCCACCCGCATGCG